CGTTTGTAGCGATGCTGGCAACGTTAGACAAAGCTTTGCTTACTTCGCCTTTTTCCAGAACCACTTCTTCTTCACTTCTCATTGACTTCAGACGCTCTTTCTTTTCCTTGATCTCTTTAGCCATCTGTCCAGCAGAGGTTTGGTAAGAAGCATCGAAACTGCCTTTTTCTTTCCACTCCTTCAACATCTGCTCAATCTCTGAGGCTTTTTCTTTGCTGATAGGAGAAGGTTCCACAGGATTGTCTTTTTTGAACTGATCCAGTGCGTCCTTAATTTCTTGAGCTCTCGAATTCTTTTCGAAATCTCTTTTTTGCTCGGAGTAAATGTCTCTTTGCTCCGGAGTCATTGCGGAGAGATCCGCTTCGTTCTTGTACTTGAAATTCATCTTAGAACAAATTTGGGTTAATGAATGGATTTTTCTTTTGCTGAGTGGATGACTCCGGCTCAACTTTATTTGAGTTCTGAGTGGAATCCTCCGGCTCAGAATCATTTACAAAGATTGGGGTAGCATCATTACTACCGAAAAGAACCAATGACCCTTCTTTAAAGATCTTGGCTTCTTCAACGCCCCAGAAGTAACCTGCTTCTAAGGCTTTTTCCTTGTTGGCTATTTTGTCTACGTTGTTATCAAAATAAGCCTTAGCATCTTTGTGGTCTGGATGGCCACTGTTCATTCCGAGCATGATCTTTACATATTGCATCCTCACGCTGTTCTGTAAAGGCTTTTTACTCTTAATAGCTTCGTAAGCTTTCGTATTTACGATCTTTGTTTCGTCTATAGCAAATACTAAGGCTTCTGTTTCGCCTTCGTATTCCTTGCCTAATGTCTTCCAGGGGATACTAATCAGCTTCATCTCTACGTCTTCAGGATATGCTATAACGTTGGCAATCTTAAGCTCGTGATCCGTAACGTAGTAGATTTTATTCTTATTGTCCTTTATGGACTTATTCCAAATGCCATCGAAGTGAACGTCCATGTGAGAGTCCATGTACTTGGTAGTGTTAATGACGGGATATACGTATCCCTTCTTTCCCCCTTCCAACTGAGCTTTCACTTCTTCGTTTTGGTCGAAAGATCCTAACACCAGATCAGATTTCTCTACAGACTTAAAAATCCCTGACTTCTTCAACGAAATGATCTTTTCGGCATGTTTATGCAAACATTCGAATGATTCTTCCTTTGTTTGGAAGCTTTTATCTGGGAATTCGATTAGTTTAATCATTTTTAATGACTGTTTGATTAGTCTTGATTGTTGTTACCGCTTGAAGGACTTCCGCTTCCTCCTTGGTTATTTCCTTTGGCATCTTTCTTTGGTTTTAGTTCGGTGAATTTAGTGTCACAAAACTCATTTGCCTCATCCAAATTTACACCCAAACGGATTAACTTTTCGAATGTGGCCACCTTTTTATTTGCAACATCTACCCGATCTTTTTCAAATACTTGGTTGAATGGCAAGTGATCCCAAGACAAAACCAACTCCTTTTTCTTGGTATGGTAGTCAAAATATCGGGTGAGTTTAGTCATTAAATCTTTACCTGCAGGTTCTAATGAATAGGTGATGTGTTTAGCCGTTGCCTTTTCTTGATTTTCGAAGGTGCTACTCTTCAGATAAGACTCCAAAACATCTTTTGGTATGTTGAACATAGATCCAATAGTGAAGTAGTCTGCCTGATAGGATTCATCTAAGGCAAGATTCTTCATGTCTGACACGAATCGTTTTATGTCGATCATGCTTTTAATAGCATGAACGTTTTTACTACCGTTCATTGTGTCTTCTACAGACTCCTTTTCATCTTGAGCCATTGGTGTAGAGAATACGTCCTCCATTTTGTTTTGTCCTGCTACCAGGAACTTACCAGAAAATTTCAGATTGATGTTCTTAGCATCTAAAGCGCTTTCCGAATTGGTAATGATCTTGTACAAAGCTTCGAGTCTTGAGTTCCCCTTGAACCAATTTCCTGTACCATTTGACAAATCCGTGAATACCAATATTTGATTCATAGGAATGTCCATAGATGAACCGTCATCATATTTGTACTTCACTTTGAAATCGGTTAACTCCCTTTTCTTTTTACCCGACAATACCAATTGATCTGTCTTATCCTTGATCCATGTAGGGAACTCCATCTTTAAAGGGTTCAAGAAATATAGGTTAGTATCTTCTCCAATTGATTTAGATTCTACGTACAGATAAGCTGTTCCAAATTGTCTCCACAACATATAGTCCCAAAGCCATTGACTTTGAGTCTGCATCATGTTAGGCATTTGCAACATATCGAGTATAGTATCTACTTCCCTTTCCTTATCATTCTTGTAAACGTATAATTCCGCCAAAGAGAAAAGATCGCAATTGAGAGCTATCACTTTTAACAGAGCAGGATTCTTAAAGATCTTTACCAATTTTTCGTGATCAGATACCAGATCATTAAATTCTGGTTTTGTTGCAAACAGCTTGAACATGGAAGAAGGATAGAATCCATCATTGGTTATTTTGAACCAATTTAGGACGTTCTTAAACCAAGAATTTGTTTGCATAATTTTAATCTTTTTCGCAATTTATTGAATCATTTTCGGATAACTCCTTGAGATTGAAGAAAAGTCGCTAGGTACCTGGTAGGATCTATTAAGTGGTTATTGTCATCCTCAGGTTCTTCCAAGACGATACCGTATCTATCCACTAATCTTGAGTAAGACTCTTGTTCGTTCTTTAGATTTGTCGATGTGTGAGTGTAGTAAACATCTAAAGTGTTCAATAGATCTATACCATCTAAGATCGTTCCTTTGCTTTTATCTGCAGCCAATGCGTATTCCCAACCTGCGGTTCTTAAAGCTTTGATCTTATTAGGTCTATTGTTATCACAGATGATGTAGTCCTGTGTTGGAATTTGCAATCGCCTGAATAGCCAAGTAACTATACCTTCCTCTTGAGATCGGATGTGATTAAGTGTGGAAGACGTCATACTTGATCTCATCGAATTCTCAGACTCATAATTTCGTTCATGGAGGAATAACTTCCCATCCTTATATTTTGCAGATATGATACCCCAAGGATCTACAGAACCCCAGTCTACACCATGATAAGTTCTCGTATCTAAAGCAAAGAACTCTGATTCGTGTATTTCCTTCCAGAAGAATATTCTGTTTGGCCTTTCGGCTTTTACACCTAATCCATACACCTTCCATTTGTATTCACTTGCAGATCTTTTAAGTTCATTTTCCTGACACCTCAATAACTCGTCTACCATCGACTTTGTCAGTTTACTGGGATTGACTTGACAGTCGTACTGATTAGCCTCCAATAAGTCGAGCGATTTACTGAGTACTGCTTCTGACAGTCTGACAGGTTGGTAGGATAAGATCTTTGCCTTTTGTTCAGGTGGGCAGAAAGGATTGTTCATGAAGGTAGAGTGAATGAGAATTGCTCTCTTATCCTTCTTAATGTCATCTACCCAATGTTGCTCTTTGGGGTTCCAATCTATTATCACGAAATCTGACGTACGTTGATCGATCTGATCAAATACGTCACGACTTATTAGATACGGTTCATTGAACCAAGCAACATCTTGAGTTAAGCCGTGTACGGTGTTCTGATCATCCGTTCCATGTATCTCTACCGTAGAATCGTTTATGTGGTGGAAGATCTTATTGCTTCGATTGAACTTCTGTCCATACATGTATCGGCTCGTTTGCTTCATTCTTTTGAGGTAATCAGACAGAACCGTTTTTACGCAATCGGTCTTAGTGTCACGCCAAATAGTGATCCTTTTATTCTCAAACGATCTTGCATACAAGTCACATACATCTATAAGGCTAAATGTTTTTGAGGAACGTGATGTTCCTTCTTCTATAATGTATTTATATCTTCGTCCTGATCCTAAACAAAATTCACATGAATCTACTTCCATCTCATCTGCCATGCACTCGGGACAAGGTTCATTGATTGCTGCCCATGTTCTTTCGAATACCTCTGTAACCTGGAGCTTCATTAGTCTTTTGTTTTATGAACTACCTCAATGACAAAAGGAGTATTTTGAGGTGTAGATGGATTATCTTTCTTTTGTACGTCTGCTCCTATCATCTTTGCCAATTTATCTAACGCATCTATCTTGTTGTGGAATTTGATCTTTTTGGTATATCCGATCATCTTACGATCTTCTCCGTTTCCTGCAAACTCCTCATAAATCTCGATCGATTGGATACTACTTGCAGAATCAGGACCAATGTCTTTTATTCTGATCAAATTACCTTGCTCATCAAAGATCTGTCTCACATCTGAGAATCCTATTCGTTTGTATTCTCTTGCTATATCGATAGCAGAGATACCAACACGATGACTGATTTCGTTTTTCAGACTCGCTATCAGTTTCTGGATTTCAGGTACTT